GTGTTGTTCAGCGCAGTCGTGCTACCGCTGACCACCTGCCCCACCAATTCGCTGTACAGGGCAGACCCAACGATTGGCTGAATCCGCATTTCCTGAACCTTTACGATGGTAGGCCGTATCTGCGTAAAGCTGACGTTTTCGTTGATGACCGAATTGTCCAAGAGCGTTTGCTCGCTTATGAATAGTGCCTTCATGCTTTGCTGATTTTGTTGCCTTTACGGATGACGATTTGCTGCTCCCAAACGTGCCTGCATTGCGGACGATTCACGCCATTCTTCATGTGATACCAACCACCCCTGCGATTCCATACGGAGTAGCCCATGATGGAAGAGATGCCGTCAATATCCTGCCGAGTATAGACCTTGCCTTGGTCAGCCAAGTCCAGCATCACCTTGCAGAACTCACGGCTGCTGCTCTTGTCGGCATTGCTGAATCCTGCGGCCCATGCGTATTTGTACCGCACTTCAAGCACGGGTTCGTCCGTTGGCTTTGCGCCTTCCTTGGCGATGGTGTCCACGGCCCTTGCGATGGGATAGCGGTCTTTGTTCATCAGGTAGGCCACACGCTTGGCGACCTTCGCCTTGCTCACTCCGAATTCCTTGGCCATTTCCTCAACGGAGGCATCCCTGTTCTTCTTGCGGTAGGCTTCAATCTTTGCATCCAGTTCCTTTTCTTCCTCGCCAAGTTCGGCAAAGGCTTGACGCACTTGGGTGTCCAAGTCGGAATCAAATCGAATTGGCCTGCTGTTCATGACAACATACTCATCGGCATTGCTTCCGAACTTGCTGGCAACCACCTCCAAAACCTTGAACTCCTCATCGCCCCAACCGAGGTCTGATTCATCATCTTCCTCACCCCACCAAGGTTCGTTAGGATTGCTGAACTTCTGCTCTTGCACGCCAAGCAGGGTGTTGACTTCTTCTGCACTCAATCCAAATCCAGCGGACAACATCGTGCGAGCCATCTCCAAGGTGATTTTGTCCTGTGCGTAGTGCCGCACAATCCGCATTAGGTTTTGGTACTCACGGCCCGATAGCTTCTTGATATTGTCGTTACTCAACTGCGCAGGCGCTTGGGGTTGCTCGTCAGGTTGCGGATTCGGGCCAACGACGTCAGCGGGTTGCTTTTCCAATGGCGGCAAACCTGCTTTCTCCCGCAATTCTTCGGGGGTCATGATGGTCAGCAGGGCTTGCTCACTCAATCGCTCGGTGATTGGCTCAACAGGAATCAGTTCCATCCCCTCCACGCCGTTGAACGAACCCAAGTAGTTAATCATGCGCTCCACCTTGCGGACACGGTCGTTGACGTATGTGGCCTTGAATAACTCGTAAGCCTCCACCAATTCCTGCCTGCCTCCAAGTTGCCCTTCGGTCTTCACGCCGAATAGCATGGGGTTCACCACACGGTGCGAGATGAAGATTTCTTGCTGGATGGCTTTGTTTAGAATCTCGAATTGCTTGTCCATGTCGCTCGGAGTAAGCGGTTCCAATGTGGGAGCCTTGGACACATCGTCGTTGAACGTCACCACAAAGCGTCCAGCGTTGTCCGTGCCGCTGAATTTGCGCTTAATCTGCCTTTCAATATCGCCCTGCTCTTCGGGTGTCGGAATCCCGTTGTTGAAGTTTATCAAGTACCCGCCCCAAAAGTTGTTGCGGAGGTTGTTGTTGTGAAAATTGGCTACTTGGACATCAGCCTCTATCCAAGCCAAGCCACCCATGTATTCGGGCAGAGGATAGGACTTCACGCCTGCGGCATACACCCTGTAATAGAACAGTTGCTTTCCGATTCGGTTGTCAGGGTCAAAAGCAGGAATCTTCTCGACATCGCCAATCTTGGGGTAGAGTTGCACCATGTCGTCGTTGTACCACTCGGCCACCTGAAACATCCGCTCTTCTTTGTCAACTCGGATTTTTTCAAACGGGATGTGTTCCATCTTGGCGATAGTTCCCATCTTATTCCAATGGATGCAAACCGCAAAGCCGTTGAAAATCTCCAAGTCTAAAACGAGTTTTTCGGTGATGTCGTTCAGGTCGTCGTGTTCGGATAAGCCGTCAAAGAACTTGGCATACCTTGCCTGCTGCTCCACGGTCATCTTATCGTTCGGCTTCCATCCACCGCCTACGATGTAGTTTACTTTTCCGTTAACTATGGCGTTATGCTTTGAACTGCGGCGGTAGTTGTCCAGCAGATAGTATGGGTACTCGTTGAACGCACCATAGGTGATGTACTTGCCTGCCTTGTTCTCCAACATGACTGGCACTTTGTGTTCTATCCCAAGCCATTGGGTGAACGATTGTTTGACGCTACTCATAGGGTGTGTACAGTAAAGGTGAGTGCCGAAATCGTGATGGCATCCGAATGGTCAACAGCGTTGATGTACACCGAGAACTCTGCATTGTCCGTGCCTTGCAGAACGGTTTCGGTGAACACCGCATGGCCGTTGGTGTGCGAGGTGGTCAGGTCAGCCATCGATTGGGCAATGATTGTGCCGTTCTTAGCGATGTAGATTTTTATTTGCGCACTATTGACCTGCGAAATGACCATGTTCACCGCCACTCGAAGCATGGCCTGCGTTGTACCTGTGTAGGTTATGGCCGTGGTTGTGCGGGTAAAGTTGTAGGTTGACAAAACGCCCGATTTCATCGCAGTCGTCAACTTGACGGCTTGGTTCAGCGTTGGTGTCCAGTTCGTTGGTGTATCAAGGTAAAGGTTCGCAACGCCACGCTCTCGGTCAAGGGTTGCGGTATCGGCAAGGTCGTCGAATAGACCACCCACACGGGCAGCGGTGTTCGCCCCTGCGGCGGTTTCGTTGGTGATGGTTGCGGCACTTGCCTGCAACTGGGTGCGAGTTTGTACGCTCATGCGAAGGATGGGTCAAAGGTTGAATCGAATACCCCGACGGCACTCGCCGCATAGGGTTGGTAGGTGATGGTATTGGCGTAGGTGTTGAATGTGAGGCTGACTACCTGTACATACGCCAAGCCCGTTTCAACCACCGCAACGGCAGCAGCAACCGTGGAAGAGGTATCGTAAACCTCGTAACGATAGGAACCCGTTTCAAGCGACCCCACGGCAATCTGAAATTTGTCATAGCGTTCGGTGTAGGAAGAAAGGTTGGCCGATTTCAACAGGGTGAAGTCCGTGCTGGAGTTCTTGGCGATGTTGGTCAGCCGCAAGATATAGCGGTCGCCCGTGCTTGCCCGCTGTGTCCATGTGACGACAATCGTGTTCGTGGTGTTTGGGGATAGGTATATCATCCTTTCCTTAAATGTAGGATGCGCCCGAATTTCACAATTTGCGCCCGATGCTTCGGTAGAGTTCGGCTCTGCGCTCAGCGGTCTTGCGGATGTCAAAGCGCTCCCTCACGTCCTTGCGCAACTGCACGGCCAAGGAACGAGCGTAGTCAGGCTCGTTAATAAACTTGCGGACCGCCTTGTACCAAGCGTCTTTCTTGCCGTAGGGGATGAGCAGACCGTTGTGGCCGTGGACCAAGATGTCGGTATATGGGATGGTTTCGGAGGCGATGATAGCCTTGCCCATCCAGCCTGCCTCGACTACCTTAAGTTCGGATTTGAGGCGGTTGAACTTGGTATCTCGCAGAGGTGCAATCGTGGCGTTGATGAAGTTATAGCCTCCGACGTAGGAGTAGATGTCAGCGGCTTGGATTCTGCCGTAGTTCGCATTCTTGCCGTTGCAGGAGAGCATCCTCTCGTAGTCCACATAGACGGGGTTCTCGTTCCATCCACCGAGGTAGATTTTGTACCTACCGTCAAGCGAATGGTCATGGGCAAGCAAGCCGAACGAATGCTCCACCAGAGCAATATCCTCCTGATGTTGCGCCCCGCCAAACCATCCAATCTTGAACTTATCTTTCTCAGGCTCTTCGTCAGGATTGGCCTGATACTGCTGATATGCTTCGTAGGGTTCGTTCGGCAGGATGGTCACGTTCTTGTTGAGCAAGCGAATCTTCTGCGCCAAGTGTTCGGTCGTCGTGGTCACATGGTCAGCCAAGCGGATATGCTCACGAATCTGCTCATCCAATTTCGTGGACAGGTAGTGGCGGTACATGATGTGGCCGCTCTCCAGCACCCAGTAGTCATCCAAGTCCAAGATGACCTTCGCTCCAAAGGCCGTCAGGGCCTTGTAGACATTGCGAATTTGGTCAAGCGTGCCTTGACACCACAAGCGATTAAAAAGCCATATATCGACCGTCTTCAAGTCCTCATCGTTGACGTTGGCGATGTTGTCCACGCATACATAATCGAACTCCGTGTAGTTGTCGCCAAGGTATGCGTTCGGCATCTCAAGTCGGTAAAAGGAACACCCCGTTGG